GTATTTTGCCTATCAAAATAGCATTTATTGAATATTGTTCTAGCCGCATTGATACTGTCTGCAACTGGCACCCGATCCAATACTTGAACTTTCATGCCGGTAGCCCTTACAATTTCTTCTATTGATTTGCCAGTTCCCAAAGATTTAGCCTTGGCATCATGGGGCAACCAAATCGTGTCGTATAGATAACCAAAAGATTGTAATTTAGCCATGTAATAGCTAATTGTTTGCTGACTATCTTCAAAATAACGCAACAATCTAGTTTCTTGGCCCACAAATTGCAGTATCCAACAAGCAGTTTGATCCGCCCAACCCAAATCAAAAACAGCATGGACGGGCTTAGTTGCATCATATGGCACATTACATATACGGCCTTCTAGTTCAGCCATAGTTACTTCTTTAGCAAATATGGCACCATTGACTGTTTGGCGTGGAACTCCTTCCCAAACGTTGTTATATGCCTCAATATCCCTACCTTGCAGTGTTCTGCGTTCTAAATCCAATACTTCAGGAAACCAAGGATTGTCTGACCAATTGATTTTTTGAATGACTGAGTTTTCAGGCGGATTTAATACGAACCTTTTCCATGTTTCATCGGTTGGCAATTCCGGGTTAAAGCTAATCCAAATTTCAGAATCTGCCTTACGTATTGTAGGAACTAATACATTCCAGCTATTAGGGCTAACAGACTGCGCTTCCTCAACCCAGCAAATATCAATACCCTCAATAGATTTGACGTTATTTGTATTGTTTTTGATGCCTACAAATATAAATTCGGTACCATTGATGCCCCTAATAGTACGTTCTGTGATTTCATAATGGGCTTCAATGCCAAGGTTAAATATCTGATCACAAAGCAATTTATGAACAGAATCTTTAATACTGGTCTGAAATTCACGGGCACAGAGCACCCTAATGGTTTGTTCGCATCCTTTAAGAAGTAATGCTCTTGCTATATTCCATGATTTAGAACCACCACGGCCACCATAAAGAACTCGGTAACGTGCTTTAGCTGGCTCAAATAAACATTTAAGTTTGGCTGGAAACCGTGCTTTAGCCTTCGCTTGTTGAACTGTTGCCATTGCTTGGTTCTTCAAAAGTTAATACAAAACCTGTTTTTAGTTCAACTCCACCTGGGCCACTTATTTCTTGTTTAACCCTATCAGAATACGTATTAGGAAAACGTGCGGCCATGGACCTTGACCATAATCCAGTGTTTAATCTTTCGCCATCCTTATGTTCTATAAGGTAACTTTGGGCATGATCTTCCCACCAAGTTTGTGCTAAACCTTGTGCATCTTCCAAGGAGGTCCGAAATTCTTCATGTTCTTCACGCCAACGCTTCATAGTTGTGATGCCAATACCCATCAAAGCTGACATTTGTTCAAAGCTTTTACCTAATTTGCCGTATTCTAATACCTTATCGCAATAGATAGGATCATACTTAGATGGACGGCCTACAGGGTTCTTTGTATCACTCATTTGACATGGAATCGCTATTAGCTTGTGCTTGGTTGATATCAGCCTGTGTTGTTGGGCTTTCTTCTGCCGCATATACAGCATTTGTTAAGCTTGTAGGAACACCAGGCTGGGCTAGTATTGCGTTTACGTCTGCCTCTAACTCACTCATAGATTGAGGGCTTGGATAAGGCAGATAGATATTAAAATCACTCATCTTGTTGTTTTTCTTCCACTACTTCTTCCGGTTTGGGTTGTTGGGCAATAAATTGCTCATTAGCCATTGCTAATAATCTATTGTGTAATCCCTCTACTGTTTCCATAGGAAGCTTTTTGAGTCCAGTTAATAGTAATTGGGCTTCTTGTATAGATAAATCGCCAAAATTAATAATCATTTTTTTCCTTTAGTTGGTTTTTTTGCGGCTTCACGTTTTTCGCTATAAGCGATAGCTACAGCTTGCTTAATTGGCTTGCCGGCGGCTAATTCTGCTTTAACATTAGATTTAAATGCTTCTTTACTTGTGCTTTTCTTTAATGGCATTTTTTATTCCTTTTATTTGTATTTGATGGTTCATCTAATTTAATATGACGTTCTCTATCAAAAATAAATTCTTTTAAGAATTCTATAAATTTTTTAAACATTAACAATTCCAGTTCTTTAATGAAGCTTTAGCCCGTTCTGCTGGACCCTTGGCATTCTTTACAACGCCTTCCATCCTTGCACAAAAAGAAGCTTTACGCCCTTTGTCTTTTTCTGTCTTAGGATTTGGGGCTGGGGCTTTTAGATTAGCATCATTCTTTGCATTGTATTCAGCACGGCCTTTAGCGGTCATGCCAGCGCCCTTATCAGTAGGGTTGTATGTCTTACCCTTACCAGTAGTTTTGTGCTCAATAGGCTTGTCGTGTTTTCTAGTAGCCATATTATTTTTTCGCAGTCTTGGCCGCTTCTTTAAATGCTTTAGCAGTTGGTGCGCCTTTAGTCCCAGGTTTACGCATAGTTTCTACTTTGCCACCAGCTTCTTTTTGCTTTTCGATCCGTTCTTGCTTTTTATGAATATTGGCATATAAGCCGGGTTTAGTTGCCATTTGATTGCTCCTTATCGGTTACAAAACATACATCTTGCCATGACATTATCAGATAACGTTCGCCATTAGTAAAGTATTCTTGATATTTTAAGTATTCATCATTGCCCATGTGGCCAAAGCGTACATAGTCACCAACTTGGATTGGCATTGGTTCCCGACGGCCATTTATCTTCTTGCCTGGTCCTACAGCTACAACTGTGCCCATATTGTCACGTTCTTTATTATCTACAATGATTACAGAACTTAAAGTACGAACATCCGGCTTGACAATTATTTTGTCAGCCAGCGGTTTTAATATAAAATCTACATCAGCCATTGCAATTTCCTAGTAATTGTTGTGGTTAGAAAACCCCCTAGTTTCACGTGCTAGTGGGGTTTTCGCTTAATTAGCACTTATCATCTTCACACTTGTAAGCATCACGTGTGTGAGTATAGCAAATACCAGCAGTACGGCCAGTATTGAATAGACCATCTTTGCCAGTCATATCTTCTTTACCCATAGCTACGCCGCCAACAATCTTGCCCATGCGTTCGCCGGACATATCAGCCTTATCAGCACCTTTTGGGGGAGTTGCGCCAGTTGTTGAAGGCATACCCTTCATTGAATCCATTTTGCCCATGTGATTTCTCCTAAGTTGGGGTTATGTTACAAACTACATTTTTGTCTTAACTGCTTTCGTTGTCAATCATTATTCGTACTTCTTCAGGCAAATTCATGTGATCTTCATGCCCAAAATCATCCGGTACACCTTCGGGATAAGCTAAACCCATATAATTATCCAGTGTAATTGGAATGCCATGTTTTTTCATGGACTCCAAAACTAAATCATTTTTTCCATTCAGGTTCATTTATTCCCCCAGCCTTTTCAAAAATTTGTTCCCTTGCTTCATCAATAGAAATTTTACCGCTTTTATGTTGCTTCCAAATGTTTTCTATTTCATTTGTATTATTAGCATTTTTAAATGTGTCAGGGAACAATCCACGAACTGCTTCCCATGTAATAGACTGCATTTCCCTAGGCAATATTTCACGTTCCTTGGCCGCACGTTGATAACCTTCATGATACAGGCCATAAGTTCCTTGTTTTCCACTAAAAGCACTGTTCTTGGGGCCAACTTCACCAGGAAAGTTTGAGCCAAAATTGTGTGATACTTCACGGGTGTTTCCGGATAATGGTCGTAAAAGACCGGCGGCTACCGCATGGGTATCAATTGTAGTGTGACCAAGTTCACTATGTGGATCATAAATATTCATGTAAAAATTACGCACTTTGTGCTGGCCGCCAAGCATACTGTTTATATTTTCACGTGACGGATTATCATAAATACTTACAGCTTTAGCTATTTCATTATTTGAACCCCAACCGGTTTTGTATGGCTCACCCTTGTCTGTCATTCTTATGCCGCTAAATTCGCCTTCAGGAGTCACAATAAAATGTTCTCTAGGGTTATGCGCTTGATCATGCGTTCTAATCCATACCGCCTTTTCTACAGGGTCCTTTAGTTCTTCTAAACGCTTTCCTTTGATTGCATCAAGTAACGGTTTATATTGAGGTTTGCCGTAAATGATATTAGCAACATCATCCATTGCGCTATCCCATTTAGACCCTTGTTTATGGGCCAATGTAGATGCCACACGTTCGCCAAGCGATACATTCATAAACCAGTCTTTTTGTGGGGATAAAACAGCCAGTATTGCTGATGATGCCGGTTCAGATATATCAAACTCTTTAGACATATCATTTGCAATTTTGTTGGCACCCTCATACCAAAGTTTGCTACGTGCCCTTGTTTCACCCGGCACTTTGTCGTGCAAATACAACAAGTTGTCTTTTAAATGTTCTACAAATTTTTCTGCATTGATATCAGCATTTTTAGACTTTAATGCTAAGTTTGGATAACTTTTTATTAATTCAATATTGTGTAAAAAAGCATCTTGATTACCTCTAAATGCTTTGTAATTAGATAACAAAGACTGTTCTAATGCATTTTCTTCCGCTTTTACTGCGGTTGGCACCCTGGTGCTTACGGCAAATGGTTTTTCTACGCTTTTACTTGGATTATTGATAACGCCTGGTTCATATCCAGCCATTAATGCTTTATCAGGATCAATATCTAATCCATATTTTTGTTGGGCATATGGAAAGTTTTCACGCAATTGGTTTTGAGTTAACCCTAAACGAGCCTGAGTCATTCTAGCCTCAGCTTCACCACCTAAATGCTTATATGCCTCATAGGGGTCTTGTTTGCTAAACTGTATAGCTTTTTCTAGTTGATTATTGGCTTGTTGCCATTGTTCTTGAAATTGCGGCGTATCTTTAATGCTTGGATTATTAACTAATTCGGATTGTAAGCGCCGGATTTCCGCTTGCGCCATTTTTGTTTTAACTTCACCCTGTCTAGCAATAAAATCTGCCGCCGATTCAGGACTGCCGCCACGATTCCAGTTTTCTATACCCTGTATGCCGTGCGTTAATTCATGGTGCAATACCGATCTAGCTTCCTCCGGCGTTAAGTTTTCTTGCAAACTAATAGATTTATTAGCCTCATTAAACTCACCCCTATATCCCTTAGAAACACTGTGTGGTGTTATTTTTAATTCCCCAAGTTCAGGGTAATGTTGATATAACTCAGGATGTTCAAAAACATCTTTAACAAAAACTGTGCCCGCTGGTCTTTCTGCTGTTGACAATACTGGGGTTTCATTAAACTTTTCTGCCCACAATTGCCCAAAAGGTTTATCGCCCTTCATAGATGACCAAAAATCACTTATTTCTGCTCGCCATTGGTTATCTAATCCTCGAACCATGCCGGTTTCTTGCAGTATATTTTCCGGCGTTTTTCCTTTTGATTCTAATTTGCTGGCTTTAAATGCTTGATTTTCTAAGCTGGTTCCTTCAACTGTTTTTTTCCACAATTTAGATTCCGGACCAATCATGCTTAATCCAACCGGCATTCCTTTAGTTGCTTTTGCAATCCCAGCAACCGGCAATGCAACGTTTGTGGCTACATCAAAAACCGGCTCAAAACGGCCTGATTTCCAAATATCTAAACGGTTTCCACCTGTTTTAACTACGTCTTTAGGGTTTCTAAATGGATAATCACCTTGCCCCCATTTTTCAATTTCTTCCGGGGCTTTGCCTAACAAAAATTCACCTAAAGTCATACCTCCAATTAGAGGCACTTCTTTTTTAACGTAATATTGATCAGCATATTTTTTGGCAAGTTTAAGCATTTCCCCAATTTTTGCTACATTGGGGTTGACTATTGGTATTGGACCAACGGTGCCTAGTTCATATTCTTCTGCCATAATTTATTTTAAATCACTTCTATCATTACATCAATGCCACCACCCTTACGAATTTCACCTCTTTGTATACACAATATATCTATTTGACCATCGTTATCGTAAACACCAGCTTCTTGTAAGCCGTCTAAAACAGCCTTTAAACGATTATCTAAATCAGTGACAATCTTAGACCTTGGATATAGCCACATGGTCACCTCAAGCCGTTTATTGCCAAATTTGGGTATATTTTGCTCTTGTACGCAAGCCCACACAGATTTTTTGTATTCCCGTCCGGCCGCACTTAAAACAGTATTGCCCCTAAAATTACGCCAATACATATTCATGCTTGGTGGATAAGGAAGACTAATTATTGTCATTTAATAAGTCCTGAACTTTTTCAAGTAAATCTTCTTGACTAAGCCCCCAGTAACGACAAAATCCTTTATTCCCAAGTTGGTGAATTGAGGAATTTCCAAGTCTGTGGTGGTAGGCACATAGGGGTATAACAGGGGCATTGGCACGTTTGCCACCGAAGCGGCGTATATGATGCATTTCTGTAGGTGAGTCATCGACACTACGGATTCCGTTTTGTCGGCATAATATGCATCCAAGCCGTGCAAGTTTTCCATAAAGTTCTTTTTCAGCCTTTGTCATTTAGTTATTATCATCAATTAAATCTTTTTGTGGAACAAAAAATGCCCATCTATTTGTTTTTTGTGGATCAGCCCAATACTTTTCTTGTTTTGCATCTTTAGCATACATCCAGCCACGAATCACATAATTACCCAAAACACCAGTTACAAGGTAATATTTCTTATGATCATGGTCACTTGGGTGAATAATCAAAGCCCCATGGGCATGATGTGTTTGCCTTACCTCATATGGCCCAACATCATCTGCGCCCTGGGAGCCTTTACCCCAAAATATACCAAAATGCTTGGCAATTACCATTTCACCAAGCGCCCCCTCTATACCCATTTGCCATGTATCTGTTTCTTTTGCACCGTACCGGTGTTTTTTACCTTCTTGAATACATTGGATAATTCTTAATGTTGCTTGTTGTGATGCCATCAATAATTCTGCGGAAGATAATTTAATTTGTATTGGCATCCAGTAACCTTTTTGATATATCTTCCATTTGTTGGGCTAAATCCACCATATCAACTGATATTTCATAAGCCTTTACATAATTTTTTTGATTAACTTGTTCATAAAATTCTTTATTTAAACGTTGCAATGCTAAATATGGCGTAATTAAGTCGTTCATTGTGTTGATGTGGATCATCTAGTGAGCCTTTCAAGTGTTCTATTACTAGCTTCTTGAGTGCGCCATGCTTCAAATCTTAGTTTGGCCGCTTCTAACCTGTATTTCCACATTTCTGTTTTGTACGTTGCCGCACCAAGAGCCTTACATAAATCCTGATATTCTTGGCTGGCGTAAGCTTCCCGTTCTTGGGCACCCAAACTAGTTTCTGTTGATTGTTTCATCATAATGGCCTTTAAACTAGACTTATATGCCTCCAGTTCAGCCAGTTCGCCTTTTGCTCTAGCGTATTCCGGAGCAAATTCATACAAATAATCTACGCAATCATTGGGGTCAACTACACGTGTTTCAGCTTTCATGTTTCTATCCATATTTTAAAAATGACAGCAATAATAAATATCCAAAAAAGAAACCCAGTTAAACAAAATATAGCCATTAAAATTTCAATCATAGCCATTGCCCATCCACAGTTCCTTTATTGCCCTTACGCCATTGATCAGCCATGTCTTTTAACAATTGATCTAACCTTTTTTTATATGCTGGATTAGACAGTAATTTGCGTATTGCACCAACACCGTTTTCTTTTCTGTATCGAAGCAAACCACGTACTTCGCACTGATGTCTTTGTTCATCCAAACTTAACATTGATTACGTTTCCTTTTACGGCCTGATGCACCGCTTCTTTAAATTGATAAAAGTGCTCAAATTGACCAGGATCAAGATCATATTCCCGTCCTTT